GGGGACTTCATCAACAATTCCAGCAGAAGACGGATCAAACGCATTGGGCGGTGATGGCGGGATTTCAAGGGGTGCGGGCGCTGAACCTTCCGAAGCAATTGGAGGCGATGGTGGCAATCTTGGCGAAAATGGTCAATTTGGCGGCGGCACAGCGGGCGCAGCGATTAATCAGAACGGCTATACAATAACATACATTAACACAGGCGATATACGAGGAGAAATAACAGGCGCTCCATTTTTTGCTACTACACTTTATACAGGTAACGGCACAACTCAAGATGTTGTTAGTGGATTAAACCTTGTTGATAGTGGGGGCTTGGTGTGGATTAAGAGTAGGGATTCTACAACTAGTCATGCTCTGTTTGATACGACAAGGGGAGCCACTAAGTCCATTTCTTCTAATGCAATAGGAGGCGAGACTACAGTGGCCTCATCCTTAACAGCTTTTAATAGTGATGGTTTTACAATATCCAACTCATCCGAAGTTAACTTATCGGCTAACCCTTATGTATCATGGCAATTTATTAAGAAGCAAGGGTTCTTTGATAAAGTTACTTATGTTGGGGACGGCGTAGCAGGTAGGACAGTAGCTATTGATTTAGAGGATGGCACTGCTCAATTCGGCATGGCACTTGTCAAACTAACTAGTGGCTCAGAAGGCTGGTTTGTACAGCACAGAAGTCTTCTCGGTACGCAATACCTTAGGCTTAACACTACAGCCGCAGTTGCAGCAAGTGCGGGAACTTGGGATAATACATCGGCTACAACAGCAGCGTTAACAGTAGGGACATGGACTGGTATTAACCAGTCTGGCAATGGGATAGCAGCCTACTTATTCGCTCACAACCCCACTAAAGGTATATTCTGTGGTAGCTACACAGGTACAGGTGCCGCGGGAAATGCTGTTGTTACTGGCTTCCCTGTAGGATGGTTGATGGTTAAACGGACAGACGCCTCAGCCGACTGGTTTATTGTCGATGTTGTTCGCTCGGGCGGACCTACAATGTCTAATTATCTTCTTGCAAACACATCAGTAGTAGAGGGTACTACTACGTTGTTTTTTGCGAACGCAGATGGTTTTACAGTTAATGCTGTAACTAGTGATTTAAACGCATCAGGCGGCAACTATATATTCATGGCAATAGCTGACCCAGCATTATTTTAATTTAATTAAGGATTTCAAAAAATGAGTTTAATACCTTACACAATAACGGCACTAGAATTAAATCAAGCCGATGCAACAGCAAGTGGTAAACAAGTGGTTGTAGGCGCTTCATGCTCAATGTTTATTCAGCCAGCCGATACGGTGGTATTGTTATATGATGATGCTGCTGCAAGTAACGGAAGCACAGCAAAGACAACCGGAACAAACGGACAGGTAACTGTTTACATTCAACCTGGAAGCTATCGAGTAGTTGCGAATGGAATAAGTCGCTACGTACAAGTTGGACAAAACAATGAAATCACAACAACTGAGCTAATCGCTTCAACTGGTATCTATCCAGCGGACACAGTTATAAACACAACTGGATATACAGCCAGCGCAGATGACGGTAGTGGCCGTTGGAAGCAGAACGGCGTCACAGGACGGCCAGTAAGCCAAAGCCCTTCACAGATCTTTATATCTACAGGAGTTGGCAACTTACTCAACGATGGCAACGGCAATCAATGGTCATTAAAAAGCTATCCGCACAATGTTCATATGCTTGGAGCAGTAGGAAATGGATCAACCGCTGACAAACCCATATGGGAGGCATATTTAAACGTATATGCATTAGTTGGTTGTAGCGGAATAAAAGGCAAAGTTTACGCTCTTGATGGTAACTTAACTTTGCCGGTCAGGTCTGGAATTAAAGACGCTGACTTCTTACAAACAAATCCTTCGACTGACACAAGGACGCTTTATAGCCCATCAAATGTTCACTGCAATTTAGAAAATGTCGAGGTGAATCGAGGCACTAATAAAAACGGCGGCAGTTTAGCGAATAGCGCTGGATTTTGGATAGTCGGCGGCGTCATCAGGGGTAGAGACATAAGCGCTACAGGTAATGGTTTTGGTTCTGGAATGTCTTTCCATTTGTTCGACGATTTAATCATATACAACCCGCTAGTTTATGATAATTTTGCAGGAGATAGCACAACAACGGCTTTATCAGACGATGTTTTCCAAGGATTTTGGTTAAATCGAGGCGAAAAAGCACAGGTTTATGCCCTTTCTGTTAAAAACACTACAGTCGAATGGACAGGACAAGCGCCGACAACGAGGTTCAATCGAGGTGTTTCTGTGGGAGGTACAAAAGACTTCACGTTTCACGGCGGTATCGTAGATACGGTGGGTCAGGGCTGGGACTTCACAGGAGACCAACATACTACTAGATATAGCGTCATCGGCGCACATGCAAATAACTGTTACTCGTGGGGATTTAAAGCCGCAAACACGGCAACTTTCGGGAGCTATATAGGGTGCCACACTTACAGAGCAGATTTAGGGGGTTTTGTTGCAAGCGCACCTGGTGCAACAATAGCAAATCCAACATCAGAATATACACAGAACATTGTATATTCTGGCTGCACAGCAACAGAAACGGGGTCTGTTGGAAACTGGACTGGGACTGCAACAATTGCCGGATTTAGAACTGGTAATACCCCGACATATCCGACATATCCTCAGGGGATACAATGGGTTAACTGTATGGCTAATAGCACGACTGCAGCATTTGGTTTTTTTAATGAGATAAATAGGAACACTTCTGTAATTAATAATTGGGTTGAAGAAAGCGGGTGCAAGTCGTTCGGCCATACTGACTCGGCTTTCCGTGGTTTAAACAATTCATACTTAGAACGTAGGATAACAGTAGATCAAGCTATTACATCAGGCACAGCAACGGCAATCTCATATGACGATACTATATATGACGGATTTAACGGCGCAACTTCATTAGTGCTTCATACAATTCGCCGTGACGGTATATATACAGTCAGTGCCAGCGCCGAATTTGAAGGAAACGCGCTGGGAATCAGGACAATACAACTTTATTTAAACGGCGCAGGTGGCGGGCCTAGAAGAACATCAGCACCCAGCGTCAATGGCACTACGGTGTCTATTAGTCATACCCAGAGGTTTTCTGAAGGCACCACAATTGGAATATACGTACAGCAAGACAGTGGATCAACTTTAGATGTAAAAAGCGGCCAAACAACTCTAAGCATAACGGGCGAAGTGCAGGCTGGCAGGTCTGTATAACCAGATTTGATTATAAAACGGTTTAGCACGATTGATTTAATTAACCGTGCTAAAATTAAACAAGACTACAAAATGAGGGCCAAATAATGGACACAGTACTTGACGTATTAAATATAATAAGCGCGGTTATTGCTATCGCGTCAATAGTAATAAAACTTACTCCAGGTCAGGAGGACGACGCGTGGTGGGCTAAGTATAAACCTTACTTCGACTTTTTCGCTCTGACCCCTAAAGACGCTAAAAAATAAACAAGTAAACAACAAGAGGATATTAAAGTGGCATACTCAAGACCAGCACCAAAGCCAAACCCACAACCAAGGCCAGATGCTAAGCCTAAACGTAAGCCTAGGAAAAAGTGAAAAGTCAAAAGGTTAGGGCGGCAATTGCATTTATTGCCGTCCACTTTGGCACTTATTTTATTTATTTAGCTATGGTCGGTCATAACGGATTTGCTTTGCACATGACCCAGGCATTGCCATACATCGCCTTATCAACATTGAATATTAACTTCAAGTTAAGAATCGTTTCACTATTAACCGCACTTGCTTACATTTTAATTGCAGTAAACTGGTTAATTCTTGAGCGTGGTATAGAATTAAAGATTCAAGAGCTATTTTACTCGTCGTTTGCGAGTATAATAATGACCTTGAACTTAATTGTTATACTCATAATTGGAACTGATAGTGGCATACATTTATTTAATCGCATTTCTAATGCTATCCGTGTTTTCAATAAGTCACGATTGTTTTTTGGAAGTGCTCATAATAACCGCGTTCTTAATTGCGATCTTTCTATCAGCAAAAAGAATACTCAAGGCGAAAAAAGATGTCGATGAGCGCACTTACAGAAATGATAAATGACATGCAACACAATGCGCAAGAGTACGCCCACGCAATATTCTCAAAAGTTTTGATGGGTGTGTCTGCCCCAAGCATTGTTTATCAACTAAATGAATTATTACCAGACTTTTTAGCTCAACCAGTAATCTGGGTTTTAGGCAGAGTGTATCAAGTCGAGTGGGTTGAACTGTTAAGCTCAATAGCAATCGCAATGTTGATACTTGAGCGGTTTTACGCTATCAGGCTAAGCATTGCTAAACGTAGAGAGATAGAAAAAAATGAATAACTTTAGTTTTGGAAAAAATAGCGAAGACAGAATGAGTGGTGTTAACTATCAGCTTATAGAAGTTGCAAGGCTTGCACTTTCAATGTCCCCTATTGACTTTGGCATACCAAGGCACGGCGGATTACGCACCGCAGAAGAGCAACAAAAGCTTTTTAACGATAAGGCAAGCCAACTAGACGGAACAATTAAAAAAAGCTATCACCAAAGCGGACTGGCCTTAGATGTGTTTGCTTATGTAGACGGAAAGGCTAGCTGGGATGAATGTCATCTGACTATTGTAGCGGCTGCAATGCTTGAAGCCGCAAACAGATTGTCTGTAAATATGCGATGGGGTGGTCACTGGTCTAACTTCAAAGATATGCCTCATTTCGAGGTCAGATAAAATGGCACTAGACCCACTTACAGCAGCCCTTGATATCGGCAAATCACTTATAAGTCGTATCTGGCCTGATCCAAAAGAGCAAGCGCAAGAGCTATTTAAACTTGAAGCATTATACGCTAAAGGTGATTCTGAAAAGTTAAATGCTCACGTACAAGCAATGACTGGTCAATTAGAAATAAATCTAGCGGATGCAAAAAGCGGTAATATATTTCAAGCTGGATGGAGACCTGCGATTGGTTGGGTTGGTGCTGTGTCATTAGCGTTAATGTACATACCCAAGGCATTAGTAATAACTTACATATGGACGTATCAATCAATAGCTACATTAAACGGCTGGGATGGCGTATCAACGTTAATTTTACCTGTGTTTCCTGACTTAGGAGTGTCTGACATAATTGGTTTGATAATGTCAATGCTTGGGGTGGCGGCAATGCGCAGTTATGATAAAGGCAAAGGCACAGATTCGAAGGCAAAATAAAACCCCAATTAAGGGGTTTTAGGGTGCGGTTCGTAGGAGTTGCAAAACTTGGGAGTTAGGGAATGAATGACCCGACCTACTGAGTTATTAAATCACCTATTCAATTATTCTGCAACCTTTTTGACATCATCACTAAACAATCTTAGCAATTCGAGTTCAGCCTCAATCTTTTTCCTGGCTGCAATCTTTTTGTCCCAGCAGCTTTTTTCCGCAATTTTATTTGCAGGTTTACGGCTCACAGCTGACCGCCCCATTGTTCGGCCATAGCATTAGCAATGCCTTGTGGTGTTGTGCTTCTTATTTTCCATCTATCAGGGCTAGGTGATGCTCTATGTATCCAACTCCATTTTTTATGTTCATCAGTCCCAACCTCTGGGATGTTTAATTTATTTGTTGCTACTAAATCAGGTAATCCGGTTAGCTCGTACCCTGTCGCTTTAAATGTTTTTTCACCAAACCACCAAGGCTGAACTACTTGTCTTTTAATGTCACCTACCATAGCTTTTGCATATTTGTGCATAATTGGGTTTTCTATACATTTCATCTTTATTGTGCATTGCTGAAACTTGTTGTAAAACTTTGCTGCCTCAACAAGTTCATCCCATAAATCGCGCTCTCTTAACCACCTAACGCCACTATTAGCCAATCTGGTGCAAGGCGGGTGAGCAATCATTAAGTCCCAACCATCACCTATAATGTCAAATACATCGCCCTGATAATGACAGCCAAGTAAAGGGCTATCACTAGGCAATAAATCACAACTCATCGCGTCATGCCCAAGCTTTCTAAACGCATCACGAACACGCCCAGAATATTCACAAGCGACTAAAACCCTCACAATTGGCCCTCAGATTTAAGCATCCGTTCAACGTGGTCACGACTGCATCTAAATCTATCTGCTAACTCGCCAATGGTAAAAAACTCTTTATCACGCAGCCTGACAGCTTCTTTAATATCTACTCGTTCCCAATGAAATTTACTCATTTTTTCTTCTCCATATCCCAACTAACATGATAACCACATGCGCTGATGACTGATTTAAGCATAAAGGAAGTTGGCCTGCTTTTGTTCAGCGACCAAAGCCCAATAGTGTCGTATTTCACACCAGAAATCTTGGCAATGTCTTTGCGTGACCGCTTTAGATGCAGCTTTGCATATGATAATGCATCGTTAAGCATCTCAACATCGCTGTTATATTTCATAGTAGTCGTTTATCGCATCAGCCATTAACTTATCAATGCGCAGTTTGAATGCCGCTTGCACTCTAATGCTAAACGACACCGGAGTAACTACCATATCGTGATACAATTTCTTATCACCCATATCGCCCATCACATCAAACATAACATCATCACGATTAATGATTCTTTTTTCTATATCGCTAATAAAGATAGTTTGGCCAGTTGTTTGCAGTTCATCCCAGTGCTGAGAAATAAGCTCATCTCTTGCCGCTTCTTGTATGCTGTTGTCAATTGGTGAATTTAACATTTCTTTACCCATCCTTTAGCAATCATCTTGCCTGCAAAAGCTTCGCTAGAGCTTGAGCTGCATTCTTTCCAATCGTCAATAAACAACTCTGCCATAGTTGGCTCTGGCTTTACTGGCGCTGGTTTTGCGCGATAGACAACAGTTTCAATTGTGTCTATTTCTTCGCAATGAATAAAGCAGTCTTCACCGCACATAGATTTTGCTACTAGCCTAATAGAAACACCTTCCAGTTGAGCTAACAGCATTTTACCCTTCTGCTTATCGCTCAAATCTGACCAAGGTAATGTGTTGTTGTATATTGTCCATTTGGGTTTGACTAGCTCAACATCATAATCATGTATCCATCCACCGCCAATGCTATCTAGCTCAACTCCATTTAAACAAATGTTAGTCACCACACGTATATCACCAATTTTAATTTCAGAATTTAACATTGAATTTGTACCTATTACTTTAGCCTCATCACCTACTTTAAATTTACTCATTGTCTTACCCCGTTTGTTTGCTGTGATAGCCCCGTAGGGCTGGTGATTGAATAAGAAATCTTATGCCTTACATCATACCGTCGTCACTTTCATTGAAGTTAGACCAGTTATAAGCTGGCTTTTTTGGCTTGTTAATTTCAACTTCTTTTGCTGCAATTAGCGCCTCTACTTCTTCCATTGTCTTGCCTGCATTTAATGCTGAGCTAGTTATAAATAATTTCTGCATTTCGTTTAAAGTTTTCATAATAAATCCCGTTTGATTGCTGTGTTTTGATTCGATAAACAGAGTATAGACACGGTAGACAACACTGTCAACACTAATGTGAATTAATTATGAATTAGTTTCTTGTTAGCGAATAAATCCCAAGCCAAATTAAACTCAGTTGCTTTATCAGAGTGAAATACAGTTGTGTAATTATCGTCCAGGATTATTTCTGTAAATCCTGGGCGCACTTTAAACGATGTGAAATATGTAATTTCTCCGTCTCTAATCAGCAAATAAATCTTGTTGACCCTGTCGTATTCTATTTGCATTATTTACTCGCACTGTTTAGCTTAATTACATCATCAATTGATTCGACTAGCTCCCATCTTCCCAGCCAATTATCTTTAAATTCTTGCTCACCTTTTGATAGCTTTCTGGCACTAGGCGGTTTGCTACCGTCTTTAATTTCAACTGCTATAGTTTCACCTGATTTTGATACAATAATGTCACAGCAGTTCTTTAGTTGGCTTATAATAAGCACATACCAGCCAAGGCGGCGGAAACATGCCACCACCTCGGACTGGTTGTCATCAACTCGCGCCGCTCTGCGAAATGACATTTAAAAAGGCGGCTGCGAGTCATCATCAAAGTCAAAATTAGGTTCTGCCATCGGCGCGTGGTTTTGTTGCGCTGGCTGCTGATAACCTTGATTCTGTTGCGGCCTTTGTTGTGGTGCCTGCCTTTGTTGTGGCTGTGCTTGTTGTTGCTGGCCTTGTTGTTGTGCAATATACCCGCTGCCTTCAAGCCTTGCGTTATCCATTGCTAGCTTAGTGTATTTGCCACATTCGCTGACTTCAATTTTAAGCTTTTCAGCAGTCAAAACAATGAAGTTGCCTTCCACTATCGTCTTGCTGTAATGATCGACATGGGCAGGGCTAGAAGCGAATAACATAGCACTATAATTAGTGTATGACTTTTCACCAGACCTGTAATCTTTAATTACTTCTGATAGCTCAATGATAAACATTGTTGACTGGCCATCTTTTCCAACGCCTGATTTAACGTAGGGTGCCTTTCTTAATTCGCCGTGTACTATGTGCATGTTATTCCTTAATAGTTAATCTTGAAGAAGCTCATATTCACCGTTCTTTAGTGCGTATGGGTTATTTATTTCAGCGCGTTCGCATAGTGTGTTTACAGTTTCTTTTGCAAAATGACCATTGTGTTCATGCCCAAACCATTCACAAGCGAACCCAACTCCAGCAGCTTTAATCTCATTTTCAAATACATCAGCGCCACACATTACTTCAGTTTGTGGTATTGCATTGGCCTTAAACCAGTCTTTCATGTTTATTCCTTAATAGTTAACTGTTTAATATAATTTCTTTTGATTGAGCAACAAGCTTTTTAAACTCATTAACTCGCGTATCTATCTTGTCAAATTCAGCGGCCAAATCAGCCGAATAAATTCTGTGTACAAAAAGTTGCTTATCGACCGGAAACTCTGAAGAATAACTTACAAAGTCTAACCATTTGCGTTCGGTAAATTTAAGGTTTCCTACACATTGCCAATAGTATGCAGGGTCAACAGACCCCCGCTTAACATTAGCAAACTGCACTGATGCTATAACAGATTTAATTTCTATAACCCCATCATCATAGACCATTCCATCCGGTGAGCAGCCTATAAACCCACAATCAAAAAATCCGCCATTGCTGACATCTGAAAATGTATTGTTTTCGTATAAATCTCTCGCAATTGGCTCTTGCTCATGACCCCTTTCCATATGAGCATTTGTAAATGTGCTAGGTATTGGTTCACCTGTTATCTGCTCAATGGCTATGTTAACAGCGTATTTTTTAGCAGGCTCACCAAATGCCTTGCCATAATTGGCCATGACAACCCCAAGCTTAGAGCTAGTCAATCGACCTGCTCTAAGCTCGAACCATTCATCGCTATTTTGTTCAACGTCGATAAAGTTAAACACTGGCAGCACCTTCTAATTTTATTTCATCCAGCATTAGCTTTTGATTTTCTGGAGTAATATCGGCACGTTTAAAAACACGTATAAAATTACCGTCTTGCTTATATGCTTTCTTGGCATTATCCCACATCTGAACTGTATCTTTAGTAACTTGGGGTTTAGCTACCTTTGGCTTTAAATGGCTAATTCTTACACCGCCTACAGTTTCACCTTTCATCTTGACGTTAGGCTCAATGTATAGCTGTATAACAACGTTTTGCCAATCTTCGATGAATGCACTACCTGTTATCTTTTTCATCGTTGCGGAGTTGGTGGCGTTCAATACAAGCGGCTTAATACGTTCAGCAAAGTACGCTATGTTTGCATCTATTTTCTTGCCTGCTACTTTTGCGCCTATTTCCTGGTTAACGTATGCAACAGTAAAAATTAGATTGCTGCCATCTTCTTTAAAGTCTTCAAGGTCTGCTTGCCCTAAATGGTCACTTTTAAATACTTTCCTGTAATGCGTTTTTGGTTGTTGTTCACTCATCTTATTCACTCCCTACTGTCATTAGACGGATGTCGGTAGCTTCTGCTAACCCGCAAACTTTATTGCCGCAAGAAAAAAATGATTTTCTATCCTCACGATAAAAACCTAAAGCTACAACTCCGTTTATATCAAACATATAAGCAGCGCCATCAACAAGCTCTATTGGTGCGGGTGTTATTGTGCCCATACTTTCAGATGCAGGGACTTCTTTTATATAGCTCCATTCTCCAGATTTAGTACCAAAAGGCTTTAAATTAAAGATTGCATCAATATTTATTAACTTATCGTAAAACCAAGTTGCCCCACTAAAGCTAAATAAATACGGCTTACCTATCTGATAAACCTGCCCTTCATGCGTTACTGTTTTAATCTCACTCATCTTACTTGCTCCTTTTTAATGGAAGGTAGCAAATCGCCACCATTGCCACCACTTGGAAATAACTTCTTTCCATTGCAATAGAGTAATCACAATCACCCGAAATATATTGATAAGCAAAATTACTTAAAACCCACCCTAGCCCCACTATAAATTTACTCATCTTATTTATCTCCCGTTATTTAATGCAAGTAAACCAAAACAATGTGCGTGCATAAACACCGCCTTCATTGTTGCAATCTTGATATCCAGAAAACATAAACCAAAACATGGCTATTAAAAAAGCTAACATAGAAAATATGGCAGTCCATTCAAATTTGTTTCTCTTCATCTTATTTATCTCCCGATTAATTGAACACTAACAATACACATCATTTGTGATTAGTGCAAGTTAATTATAAGTGATTGTACAATGTTAATTAACTTGCTAGTATTAGGGCTAACTTAATAAACGAGCAATAATAATGACCAAATCTGTACAGTTAAATAAAAACATACACGCAAAGCTAAAGGCTCTTTCTGATAAACGCCGAGAAGATGGCCGACATGACTATTCAATGGCTGGGATTATGTCCGAATTGGTTTTAAAGCTACATGCCAAGGAGTTTAAATAATGAGACAGGTTAAATTTAGAGGGTTAAACAAAGAAACTAAAATTTTCGTTTATGGCGATTTGATTAAATCACAAATGTTTGGCTGTGAGGGCGAGAAACTTTCTAGTAGTTTTATAAACGAAACCCCTCTTGATGTGGAAGATATAAGAACAGGTTTAGGTGGTGGTAAGTACTCATTAAAAACCACGTTTATAAAAGTCATTGATGAAACTGTTGGGCAATTCACTGGCCTACAAGACAAGAACGGAGTTGATATTTATGAGGGGGATGTGATTCAGTTTAGTAATAAGTACGAATGGTACAGAAGCCCATGCCAATCGCAAAAACAAATTAAAGAAATACTTGAAGACCATGTTAAATATCCATATGAAAGAAGGCGTGTAAATATGCCAGAAGATTATGAATGGCTATTATCTAGTGAGATTCAAAATATTTGGGAAGTAGTCGGCAACATACACCAGCATAGTGAGTTGATTAAATAATGAAAATAGCATTAGATTATGACGAAACATACACAGAAGACCCTGTTTTATGGACTGCATTTGTAAATCATTGCGTGGCAAGAGGTCACTCAGTTACGTTTGTTACCTACAGGCCAGAAAACGCAAATAACGCATATATAGAGTCTGACGCGGAACGTCTAGGAATTGACATTATTTACACAGCAGGCAAACAGAAGCAGCACTGCTTTAAAGCTGACGTATGGATTGATGACTGCCCCGAAACAATTGTTAAATATACAAACCTTTGCGGCATGAAAATAGGCTGTGAAAACTCGGATGATTTAAAATAATGGATAAGCAAACAACACTAATCAACAGAGCCACCAGCGGCGAAGATGGCAAGCGATTATGGGCAACCATTGTCGATATTATGAATGCTAGCAATAAACCTGTTTTAGTTACGATTGAAGAGTTTGACGGCAGCATAGGTAAGTGGGGAATGTCTAGGTTGTGGCGGTCTTGGATGACTTCAACAGCTAATTTTATGGCTGCTAACGGCTCTGTTATGCCCTTAATGACCAAGGCAAGCGGCGAATGGTACGGTAAACGGCCTTTTAACGAGAAAGACGCTCACGAGTTGTTTACGTCGGTGCATCTTGGCAATAATAAAGAAGGTGAACGACTCTCATGGTCTAAATCCGGTGATAACGTTGCAGACAAAGGGCAACGGTTTATGGCATGTCTAAAGCATGAACAATGGATGGTTGATAAGGGCGTTAAATTCTTAATACCAAGGGACTCTGAATTTTTCAAAGAAAAGCAAAAAGCGGATGGTCAATCATGAAAAGTAAAATAATTATAGAAAACACATCAGAATTAAGCTTAAAAGAAGCAATGGACAGAGTAGATGATGTCATGTGGCTTGGGTTTATATCCGGCGAAAATCAATACTGCTATGTAAGCACATTTACAGATTGTGTAGTTTATGCCAGAGAGACGAGAGGCACAACACACAGCTTTAAGGTGATACCAAATGATAAGTAAAGGGCACGTTAAAACAAAAGCAGAAAAAGACTGGATGGAAACATTAGTTGAATTTGCAAAAGAATCAAACTGGCTAAAAGATAAATATTCACACATAAGAGGTGTAACACCAGCTTTTGAAGTCGATCACATTCTTGGAGCTAAAACTAAGCGCAAAATTAACGGCGTATCTTGGCGTGTTGGTGAGTTAGCTATTATGCCAATTCCATTTGAGTTGCATAATTTAATGAGCAAGCACCCATATAACAGAACAACTAACCCGGGTAAATACCGCTCAACATTCGGGCACGAAAAACAAGTCTGGCTTGAGATGATAAGAGCCATGCAAGACGAGGGTTATGAAATCCCATTTAGTGAAGAAGTAATTCAAGCAATAATAAGGTAGGTATAAAACAATGAAAGACCAAGAAATTATAGATAATGCGCCACCTAACACTTCAATTGTAGATAGCAAGTTTAAGTTTTTTGATGATATTTACTGTGAGTTAAATGAGCAAGGTGAGTGGAACTGGAAAAACACAATGCCAGAATATCCTATTCGCTCACTAGCAGACGTTAACCGTATTGTTGAGCTAGAAAAAGGAATTGAAAAGCTATCTATCGCTGTTAGTGAAGCCTTCCCATCCCTACTATCGTGCGACAATGTTTTAATTGTGCCAGTACCAGCATACAACAAAATTGTTGAGGAATTTAACGCACTAAAGGAGCCTAAAACGTGAAGAAAACAACATTTAACTGCGACCCATTACAACCCAAAGCTATGCTAGCACTGCAGACGCATCGTGACACGTATCCCAGCGGCATGGACGCACTATTTAACGGACGCTCAAGAAATGCATTATACGTCAGTCTAGGCTATGTAATCTATGAGACTAAAACAACCGTTGTAATTCGGGACATGAAATGAATCTTAATAATTCAACAACCCCAGAGTCAGAACAGGATTGCGCACAAACGCCATGGTGGTTTATTAAGTCTCTTGAAGACTTTACCAATTTGATAATCGGGTTTGATGTCTGCTCCTCTAAAAACACAGCCAAGGCTCAAGACTATTACTCTATTGACGAGGGTATTAATGGGCTTGATAGTTTTTGTGACTGGGGGCGTATTAATTACTGCAACCCGCCTTACTCCAATATAAAACCTTGGATTGATAAGTCTAGTTGGGAGTCAACCATGGGCGGCAACACAACACTAATGTTAATACCCGACAAGACAGAGGTAGGCTATACAAGGCTAGCCCGCAAACACGCCGATACCGTGATCCACATGCCGTTTAGGCTTAACTTTTTACGTCCAGATGGATCAGAGTTTTTGGATAAAGCAGGCAAGAAGCAAGGCCCGAAATTTCCAGTGTGCGTTTACATATTTACACCGCAAGGTTTGCAAATGCCAATACGTGATGTTTACCATGATTTTAGAATAGGATTTAAGCCATGAAATCAATAATAATTCTAGCAGCAATAACCTTAACCGGATGCTTGCATGATAAGCCTTTCAAAGAATCACTATACTGTGATGACGTTTTAATAGCAGTTGGTGATGCTGGGTTTGCAATACAGAACAATTATTACAGATATAAAGTTGACGGCCAGATATACCGTTACATAGCTATTGAAGGCAGCGTTTGCAAGATAGTCGAATTAAATTAAAAGTTGGAGTTGACATGATGAGTAATGTAATTGAATTTGAAAAGCCGGATTTTCTAAGCTACATAACAAATGAAGATGGAAATCCTGTGGGGGTTAAAGCCAAAGGTTTATCTATATCACAGCATAGAAACTTTGCATGTGTTTCTACATGGGATGCACCTATGGGTAATCCATTAACAGTTGATGAATTTAATCAAGTTTGCATAGCATGGCTAGCACTGTATAACCCTGATGTTTTAAAGTGTGACGATTAAATTAACGTGAAATCAATCTAAAACAAGAGTATAATACTAAATGTGAACTCCCCGTTCATAGTACCAATGTAAATAGCCCAGCTTACTGATAATAAGCTGGGCAGTCTTTATCAGAGATATTTACAGAGGTTTAATTTACATTAGGAGAAATATAAAATGGCAAAAGTCACAACTAAAAAATTAATTTATGGTGTCGGAATTAATGACGCTGATTACAAGGTGTTATCTATAATCAATGGCAAAAAAGAGCTTTGTCCTTTTTACAGGTCTTGGACTAATATGCTGGCTAGATGCTATTCATTAAAATATCAAATATTTAGTCCGTCTTGTGCTGGCTCTACAGTTGATGATAAATGGTTGATTTTTAGCGTATTTAAGTCGTGGATGGAAAAACAAGACTGGAAAGGAAAGCATCTTGATAAAGACATATTACTTCAAGGTAACAAAATTTATAAATCTTCAGGTTGCATTTTTGTTGACCAATCTATCAATAAGCTTTTAACCGACCGCAAAAGACTTAGAGGGGGGTGTCTTATAGGTGTTGACTTTAGGAAAAGAGAAGGAAAATATCGCGCTCAATGCAGCGTTAATGGTAAAAGAAAAACTTTAGGTTATTTTAATTCAGAACTACAAGCTCACGAGGTTTACAAGGCATTTAAGTACAAACACATAGCAGAGATAGCAAACCAACAATCTGAGCCACTCAGAACCGCTCTATTAAACTATGTGATAGAGGGTTAGATTATGCATTACTACAAAAAAAATATCGGTGATTACCACAAAAAAGCTGGACGTTTATCCATCTTGCAACACGGAGCGTACAACCTATTAATAGATGCGTGCTATGACCGTGAGGATTTCCCAACGATTGATGAAGCTATTGATTGGGTTTGGGCTTCTTCAGAAGCTGAAGTTGACGCTGTTAAATTTGTCCTAAAGAAGTTTTTTAAAGAGTCTGAAGGCACCTATACGCAGTCTAGAATCCAAGATGATTTGGAGGCATATCAGGCGAACAGGGTTACGAATAAACGCATAGCTATTGACCGCGAAAAAAAGAGAAAGGAAACGGTAGGTGATGTAAATAGCACGAAGCGTGCTGATGTCGTGAACGGTTCGAGTGATTTATCCAACGAAGCTACACCTAACCATAAACCATTAACCACTAACCAAGAACCACTAACCATTAACCAAGAACTATCTGTAAAAGAAAAAGACTTGTCTCCCAAGGTTGACGTTAGTTTGATAAACGAAATCTTTAATCATTGGGTTTTTATCATGAATAAAGGATCAAGGACGTCGCTAACCACACTACGCAAAACAAAAATATCCGCACGACTCAAGGACGGCTACCCAGTACACGAAATCAAGCAAGCTATCGACAACGTTGCTAAAGACTCGTTTCTAGTTGAAGGAGGCCACACAGACATTGAAATGATTTGTCGTAGCGATACCAACTTAGAAAAATATCGTGATGCTGTTAAATCCAATCAAAACAACCAATTCTCACAAACAACTATGCAAAACATAGAAACATTTAAAAACGTGGAGCTAGACTAATGCAAAAATCAGATGATGCAAGGTTTAAAGAATTACTAGCTGGTGCTGGTGAAGAGTATAAAATAAAGTTTAGTGCAATTAGGGTTCAGATGTGGTGGAAAATATTAAAGCCTTACACAATCGAGCAGGTTGAAGCCGGAATTTATGCACATATGAGAGACCCAGACGCAGGTATGTTTGAATTAAAAACAGCTAGCATCATCAAGCATATTGACGGAACAAAAAAAGATAACAATGCGGATGCGGAATTTATGGCTGAAGCAGCATGGTTGAGCATACCTAAAGCCATTCGAGGTGTGGGTCAATATGGTACACCTCAGTTTAATGACCCGATAACAACAGCGTGTGTAAGCACTATGACTTGGAAAGCGATTTGCAACGCTCCAGAGGGTACGCCTTGGATGCAGAAAAAGTTTGTAGAGCATTACCAGACATTTAGCAAGAAGCCGTTCGATCAACTGCCAAACAACATACAAGGCTTGGAAGGTGTAAAGAAGCTGAACGAGTTTTCAACAGTGCTGACGCAACTAAGTAATTTAAAGGTAGAGAAATAATGAGTAATCATTTAAAAAGTAAAATTAACAAACATGTAAACGTAGGAACAATTGGGCATATTGATCATGGTATATCAAATATTGCAAAATCTGTTCAGACCGGAATAATTACAACAGGTGACTATATAGACCCGACCCCGTGGACGCCTGAAGATCACGAACGCTTTAAAACAGCTATGGATCGGGTGCGTGAGCTGGAAAACTTAGAAATTAAAAGAGAGATTCAAAAATCAATAAGTGCTGGTGCTGGTGTGATTTATGTTGATGAAAAGGTAGAGAAATAATGGAACTTGAATCATTTAAAAAACTAATTGTTTCCCATTTAAATTCAAAGAATGTTGATGTGGGAATTATTAACGACACGGTTAAAAATTACTCTGCATCTTATCAGCGTGGAGATTATAAGGGCAAGGCAACTGCTTTAATCACGACAGCAATAAAAGAGGCGCTTAAGCTTCAGTCAAAAAGGAAGGATAAAAAATGAGCAAGCGACTAACGGGAATGGTCTGTAATGGAAATTGGAAGGTTACAAAGCAAAAGTTTTTAGATTTTAGAACTAAATTTAAGCCTGTCAAAAAGACAAAATTCGTATGTCAAGGCGGATTGCTGGATGGCCATAAGCTGTATTTAACAACAAACGGAACCATGCCCTTTAGCATTAACGGGGTTAAGGGTTATTACGACAACGCAATGGAATGGGTATCTTTGCCATGACTTACAACATAACACCAAGCCAGCAGTTATTTGAAAACCTAGATTTACAAGCGTCAGTCTGGGCTAATAAAATATTATCTAGAAAGATTACCAATCAACAATGCAAACTTGAAATATGGCAGTCATTTCCGGAGCATGAGATTTTTGACATGCAAGCAAGGGTACGTAAATACTTAAACGCTGGCTTAGTAACTGAGGCAACATTTAAAACGCCAGCACAGGAGCAAATAGAACGCATCAAGCAGCAAGCTAAAGCGCCACCAGCGCAAGCACAATCAACGACAGGGTCATCCGATGGGTTATGGAGTACGAACATAAGGGGTAAGCGATGAATTACTCTGTGAAGTCACAGCGAAGACGTAACAACATATCACTAGACCTTAAGCTAGGCTACAGAAACGTATGGGCAGAAAGAATGTCATCAGTAATACAAATGATAGGTTGCGGCATGAGACTAAAAGACATCGGCAACCACTACGGCTGCACTGCTGCAAATGTAGGTGACGCACTCAGGAGGACTGAGCACAGAAGCATTCATTATGTTAGGGCGTCGTTTATAAATTAAATTGACATTAGTGTTGACACCATTGACGATTGTGTCTATGCTGTAGTTACTGAAGCGAAACAAACGAGGAAGTAACTTAAAATGTTAAATGCTGAAATAGAATTTAAAGTCAACACAGATTTTATTGAAATGTGGTGGGAAAGTGACACAGGTCCATTTGAAGATAAATTAATGGGCTGCTTACGAAAAGGTGAAGATGGGTATTACAGGTTCCACACTGCTAGAAAAGCTATATTGACATGTAAGCACCTAAGAGTTTTAGCTAAAAAATGCAGTGATTTAAACTGTGATGCAACTACTATGAAAGACAATGAAACGCATGGGTAACGCCCTTAACGATTAAAGCCCCTGCTGCTTAGTGTAGGGCTTATTCACATGATGACTGTACCATTAACTGGAAAATGGCAAGCTATAGGGCTTTTATGTAGGTTCGAATCCTGCCAGTCATCAGTTGAATAAGTAACAACAAACAAACGGGAAAACAAAATGTCTAGGCATGTAATAAAGTTTGAGTATGACAACGGGGTTAAATTAGACAGGCCAACATTGTGGTGCAAAAAAGATTATAACCCACATCAATTTGTCTTTAATGATGCTCAGCACGTGGCTTTGTCAGTCGGCGGTAGTATCCAACCGTGTAAAAATTGTATTAAAGCAATAATAAAAGAGTTAAGCAAAGAACTTTAAGGTTCACAAACAAACGGAGCAATAATGAATATTACAAATACAATGTGCAGATTATCAGATTTGACACAAGAGCAGATTAATAGCCTGCGTGATGCTATGCCTAAAACATGCCACTTTACAAGGCGTAAAAGCTGTTCAAAACTAGGTTTTACTTGGGAGAGTAGGGCTGGGTTTTGGAATGGAGACGACTATACACAAATTGTAACATACACAGAAATGATGCAATTACTAGGAAAGACAATGGAATTTACTAAATCAGATTTAAAGGCGGGCGTTCATTTTACTAAGCAGAGGAGTGGCTTTTATGGCTTAGTTATGGGGGGCAGCTTAATTGAATATAGAGCAGTAATGCCTCTTAATTTTTACGGAGAAAATCTTATTGCTAACGATGGGAATACTCACTACGACATTGTTGGAGTTTATAAAGTTAACGGCATGGATAGTCTAGAAAATCACTTGGCAGGCAAAAACCTTATTTGTATATGGGAACGCACAGAACAAAGCCCAGCACAAAAAGAGCTAGCTTTACTGCAAGAGCAGATAACAGCACTACAAGAGCAAGCCAAAGTTTTACAAGCCAAACTGTAAACGGGAGCAATAAAATGGATAACTGGATTAGTGTTAATTGTGATTTACCAAAAGGAGATTATGACAGTGATTTAGTTGATGTTTACTCTAAATCAAAAGGAAGAATTATTGATTGTTATTATATAAATAAAAACTATTGGATGAAAGGAAATGGTAACGAGATAGATGACGTCACTCACTGGATGCCTTTACCACTGCCACCTAAAACGGGAGAATAAAATTGAATTTAGTATCAGAAGCAATAAAAGAATTTAAAAGCGTCAGAAAAGCTTGCATGGATGCCAAAGTAGACCCAACTCAAGTGTCTAGATGGGTTGCTATGGGTGCGTTAATAGACCCAGTCGGTAACGTGTTTAGATACGTAGATGGCGCAACTATTGACAAAGATGGAAAAGTAATACTCTGCAAAGTTTATAAATTAATCGGAAATTTTAAAAGCAAGGAGCAAGTCAAGTGATTGAGCATGAATTAAAAACTGACCCTGATGTATTCCAAAAAAGCTGGAATAACAAAAAAAGTTTTGAGATTAGAAAGGATGACAGAAATTTTCAAGAAGGTGATATTCTTTTTCTTCGTGAAACAAAGTTTACGGGCAAGCAAATGAAGTCAGGCAAAGCGCTTTTTTATACAGGGTTTTCGCTTAAAGTGAGAGTAGATTATAAGCTTCCTGCAGGGAGTTACGGCTTGCTAGAAGGTTGGACTGTTTTATCAGTAACGCAGATTCAACCAAAGGAGCAAGTCAAGTGAACAGGTGTTCATTTGGTTTTCATGTGTGGGGAGTTTGGTCTATACCCGTTGAATCATTTGTCGATGGTCACGCACAGCATAGGTTTTGCGCTATTTGTGGCACGCATAGAACAAGGCTTACGGATGAATTAGCCGAAGATGCAACATATGAGTTTTATAAGGCTAGCATTAAGGAGCAAGTCAAGTGAATAAAACAAATATAGGGTGCTTACCTCACGGCAGTCACATAGTTACTTTTAGCAACACAGATAAAGATAATCGCATTGCAGAGCTTGAAATTGAAAATAGGGAGCTAGAAAAATGCTTTGATAATTGCTACGAGGAGCTAGGCAAAGTGCAACATGAATTAAATAGAGCACTAAAGGAGCAAGTCAAGTGACTAGTTGCACATATGAATATGATGAAAAGCTTGAAGTGCATCGCATATTAAACACAGAAAAAAGAACTATCAGAGAGCAAACCAAATTCTGGGATGATGAAATTAGAAACATCTGGGATATGGTGACAATCAAAGGTTTTCGCTCAAAAGAAATAGCCCAGCATTACGGCATGAATAGAAATTCAATGTTAGCAGTGTTAAACCGTCGCAACATAAGCCTTGTTAGGTGGCGTCATGAGTTTGCAAAAGGCGTGGGTTTTACATGGGTTAAAGAGATAAAGGTGAGTATGCGATGAAGACGCCAACACACATAAAGACATCAATCTTGATTATGGGATTACTCGTCATAATCGGGTATCAAACAGACAATAGTCTGGCATTTTTTACCGGTGTATTAGGTCTAATATGCTCATCATTTTATTTAGACATAGCAAGAAGAATAGGCAAGGGGAATCGCAGTGAATGATTATATAGAGTCGTTAAGGTTGGCTAATCAAAAGATTGCAGAGCTTGAGAAAAGCGATGCTAAATGGCTGAACTTGGTAGTTAAATTGGGTGAAGACGCTGTAGAAATGGATAATAGGTTTGCAGAGCTAGATGCTTTGGTATTTCAATCTTACATTGAAGGTTATTCAGATTCCCTTGACGGCGATTCAAAGCTAGCTGAATCATGGAAAAATAGCGCAACAATAGGTGATTTAAAAGCAATAAAGGATAAATCATGAGCTTAGAGCAATATAAAGACGCGAACAGAAGTGAGTTATGGGAGATATTGCAGATTCAAATTATGACCATTGCAGAGCTTGAGAAAGAGCGGAATGTTTTAACGGCATTTATTATAAAGAGAATGCCGCCAATTGGAGCCATGTCATCAACATATGAAATATGCAAAATAATTTCAGATGAAGTTGATTTAATACTAGAAGCACACAACCTAGAGCAGCAAGCGAAAGGTTGCTTTGAATCTATTCAAGAAATAGACGCGCACTGGGTAAATGGTGATTCATGCATTTCAGTTAGAGCAATTAATAATTTTGGTGTCAAAAAACAGTTACAAGCCAAAGCACTAAATGATCAAACTGAAGAATTTAGTGAAGGTGACTTTTGGGCGGGATTAGAGGAAGGATTAAACCAGACCAGAGCAGAAGAAGTTAAAGCACTAAAGGAAGTTAAGTAATGAACAGCGAAACTTTCGAACCTTGCTACAGTACAGAGTGCGACAACTGCGGGCAGTCACCGACAGTAACCTTGATTAATAGCGAAGGAAAAGAAATTAATCGGTGGGATATGTGCGGCGTATGTACGTGGGGTGAGTCAGATTGTATCGATCCCGACAACTGGAATATTTAGGATAACTCATGACATACGCAATAAAAGGTAAACAATACACTAAGTTTGGTATCAATGTGCGATGTGCTGAGTTGCATCTAGGGTATTATGAGGAAGGGTTTAGATTTGTAAATACTGGCCTAGATAGCTCAAAGCATTATAACGAAAACTTTCCATACAGAAAAATAACTGCAAACAAAAGGCATTGGCGACCTTTTGAGCCAGCTACTAGTTGGGGTGACGCTGGGTCAATTATTGATAAGTGCTTTGATGAGTTGATGCTTGACGCTTACTATGACGAAAGTAAAACTGTTAACGGTATCGGACTAGTGTCTACACGATGGGAATATTTAATGGATAAACACAAATGCACAAAATTAATCGCTGCTTGCATATGTCTTATTGAGCTAAATGAATAATGAAAACATTAAAAATATTATGTTCGATTTTCATCTGGCCGATAGCCTTGTGGGTATATTGTTGCTCAGTTGCAAGCTTCTTTATGTGGGATAATGCTTTTATTATTCCAATTGATGAGTGGGAAGTAGGCGCTAGGGTTTGTTTTATAATATTTGCGTTTGTCGGCTATTTTATTATTGCAACTAAGGCTGACAACTGAGCGCTAATTTAACCATAAATAGTTTTTACTATCATACAGTGATATAATTAAACACATATAATTAATCGGGTTTCTATTTTGCTATCACGTGCACTTTCAAGTTCATTATCTCAAACACTGGATAGCTCGTTAAGTGGCGATACTGAAATTGTACCTGTTACTGCTGGCATGACTCTGACTGCTTCCTGGGTAACAAGGGGTACGGCTTATAGCACTCTTGGCAGTGCGACATCTGCAAGCGTTCGTGTTGATGCAACAATATTAAATACGGATGATGGTATATTAATGGAGGCTGGAGGGACTGGCGCGGGTTTAATATTGTACACGTTTGGCGGGTTTATATATTTCCAATGCGGAAACGGAACGGCATTCGGTACGGCAGCAAATAGAGCCGAAGTTTCGTACGAGTTACCTGTCGGAACAACTAGCCCTGTTATAGAGTGGTCTGCTGATACATCTAAAGCAGTATTGTATATAAACGGTCAAGAAGTTGACTCGCAAACTTTTAGTAATGCCTCAATATCAGGCGCTGACAATGGAACAATCGGGCAAGTTAACAGCGCAGTAGCAGTAAATAGAGGTGGCTGGAATGCAGATGGCGCAGGTAGTTCCCCAAGTACAATAAACTTATGTCATATATTTGACGGTCAAGTTACACCACAAGTATAAATAATTAACAAGCAGAATTAGAGGAATAAGAAAATGGCAGTTACAGTAACAGACGATGGGGTTGTAATAATGAATGCTAACGCCGACGAGCATTTTTTCTGGCGTGGTGACTATCAAATCATGACTAGGCTGAACGGCGGGACTGCAAAGCTTCAAGTAAAATTCAAAGGCGGCAACGCTACGCCCATTGATTTTGCAGGCGGTACACTAGCAGATAACTCAAAGTTACTGTCATTTTCAGATTGCTTCGTTAAGCTAGTAATTACCGGCACCGCATTTGTTGAAATAAACAAAGTAACCGCTGGATAGTGAATAGTTATGCTTATTAAGTGAATAAGTATTCAGTTAAGTGGCAGAATTGGCGGGGTTATACTTAAAAAGGCTTATAGATATGAAATGCAGCAAGGTAAGCATGAATAAATTTAACGATGATTGGACAGGTGTGTAATGGCAGCACCTAAAGGAAACCGATTCTGGGAAGCAAGAGCCAAGCATGGACGTGACTTGATATTTACGTCTAGCGATATCCTGTGGACCGCATGTTGTGAATACTTTGTGTGGGTAGATGATAATCCACTGCAAGAAGTAAAGGCGTTTGCATTTCAAGGAATAGTCACTCAAGAGTCAATCCCAAAGATGAGAGCGATGACTATAGATGGGCTTTGCCTGTTCTTAGATATCAGTACAGACACTTGGAAGCTATACAAAGATAGAGAAGATTTTATCGGAGTCACACGTAAAGCCGAGAATGTTATCCGCTCACAGAAGTTCTCAGGGGCAGCAGCAGACCTATTGAATGCTAACATTATAGCTAGGGATTTAGGCTTGTCTGATAAGAAAGACATTGAGATTACAGAAAAAGTAATAGACAGCGGCAAAAATGACTGGTGATAGACTTAGCCGACTTCAGAAGGCATGTAAAAGATAAATCACCTGTCTTTGTCCCGCTATTTACTAATAAATGCAGGTATGAAATCCCGTGGGGTGGTGCTGGCTCCGGCAAATCTCACATAGTAGCCAGGAAAATATTGTACCGGCTATTAAAAGAATCCCACGTAAAGCATAACTTTCTGGTTATTCGTAAAGTAGACAGAACCATCAAGCGGTCTGTTTTTGCTTTAGTTAAAAACATCATATCAATATGGGGCTTGATTGATGAGTTTGACATTAACCTAACCGATAAAACGATGGTCTATAAGCCAACCGGCTCACAGATAATGTTCAGCGGTCTAGACGATGTTGAGAAGCTCAAATCAATTGAGGGTGTAACATCAATATGGTGCGAAGAAGCAACAGAGCTAAATCAAGAAGATTTTGAACAACTTGATTTACGACTAAGGGGTAACACTGGCGCACTTAAACAGATAACACTTACGTTTAACCCAATTAGTGAACAGCACTGGATTAAAAAAGTATTTTTTGACGATCCGATTCAAGGCGTATTTACTCTAAAAACAACTTACCTCGATAACTATTTTATAGATGATGAATATAAAGTTGTTATGGAGAATAAGCGCAAGACAAACCCCAGATACTACAATATATACGCGCTTGGGAATTGGGGAACCGCTGATGGGCTTATATTTATGAATGCTAGCCACGCGCCTATATTATTGGAAAGCGTTATGCATTTCCCTTGTGTTCAAGGTCTAGATTTTGGTTATACGAACGATCCTTCGGCATTTAATCAAACTTATGTTGATAACCCTAATAAAGTAATTTATGTATATGATGGGTTTTATGAGAAAGGATTAAGCAACGCATCAATTGCGCAGAATATAAAGTCAATGGGCGCTCATAAACGCATAACAACGGCGGATAGCTCAGAGCCAAAATCAATTGATTACATTGCAGGGAAAGGAGTAAAAATTAAAGGTGCGCTAAAAGGGCCGGATTCGATAAAAGCGGGGATTGACTTCCTTCTTGAATATACAATCATTGTCAATAATCAATTAGTTGAGTTTATGACCGAGTTTAATAATTATTCTTGGTCAGTAAATAAAGATGGCAAGCAGCTAAACAAGCCAGTTGACGACTTTAACCATTTTATTGATAGCTTGAGATATGCAATGGAAGATCAATTTAGACCAAGAAATTCTGGCGTCTACGTACCTTCTCGCAAAAGGTCAAGATAAACTATATAATGATGAAAACAAATTAAAGGCATGACAATGGGACCACGACATCAACAATTAATCAATGAAATAGCCGGCCAGCTATCGCAAAGCCTGCGAAGCGTCCACGGCTCTCTTGATGCAAAGCATACCAAAGCTTGGGACGATTACGGCTATAAGAATGAGTTGGAGTTTGAAGACCACTATCAGATGTATAGACGGTTCGGTATTGCTAAAGCTGGCATAAAAATGCCGGTAAACATGTGTTGGAAGACATTCCCAAGAATTATGGAAGGCGAAGAAGGGGACGCTGATAAAAGAGGTGAAGCCACGCCTTGGGAATCATTAATAAAAAGCATATTTAAATCACTAAAGCTAATGCGCAAATTAAAGCGGGTTGATGAATTTCAGCGTGTAGGCCATTACGGTGCATTTGTCGTGCAAATCCGTGGTAGTGAAGAACAAGCAATGTGGGAAAACCCATTAGAAAGGGTTAGAGTTGACCAAATAGTTAAATTTATTCCCTTGTATGAGATTCAGTTAAAGCCAACTGAATGGGATGAGAGTGAAAAATCTGAAAGGTACGGTCAGCCTACAATGTACCAGTTTCAAGAATCAAACCTAAACGATAGTAATGCCCAAGATAATAGATTGCGCCCAGTAATGGTGCATCACTCACGAGTAATTATATTCGCAGAGGGTGCAGACGATGAATCTATATATGGTGTACCTGCAAACGAGTCTGGGTTTAACGACCTTATAACAATGGAAAAAATCATCGGCGCTGGTGGTGAGGGATTTTGGAAATCGGCGGCAATGAAAACCGTTTACACCAACATTAATAAAGATGCGCTTGCACCAAATTCAGATGAAGTCGATGACATGGATGATGCAATCAAAGACTTTATGGAAGGTCTGGACAAGCACTTGATGACTGGCGGGCTTGACCCTAAAGTCTTAACTGTCGCTATGGCCGACCCTAAAGAGCCTTTTTCTATTGCGCTACAATCATATTCTGCTGGAATAGAAGTGGCAGCTAAACTATTGATAGGCTCACAAGAAGGAAAGTTAGCATCAGAAGAAGATGCAAGATTCACTATGTCAGCTATGCAATCAAGGCGCGAAGACTTTGGAACAATCATGGTTCAGTCATGCGTAGACTGGATGTCTGTTCATGGCATAATTAATAAGAGTGAGTATTATGTTGAATGGGACGATCTTCTTGCCCCATCAGACAAAGACAAGTTTGAACTAGGTACGCAACTATCAAAAATAATCGTTGAGATGACTGCAAGGCTTGGGGAATCACCAATCGACCCAAATGAAGTGGCCAAAGTAATGGGATATAAACCGTATAATGAGCCGCTTGATGTTGACGAGAAAGAAGTTGACGATTTAGAAGATGAAGCCCTTGAAGAATAACGGCTTCATTAAAATTGACAATCAAAGAGCTATACAGGAGTGAAACACATGTCAACACATGTTATACCTTCGTATTCGCCAGCAGAAGATAACGAGTCTATAAACACCTCAATTTCAAAACCTGGCCCTTGTAAAGTTACAGTCATTGAAGGGTTTATATTAAAAAGCTCGGAGTATTGTTTGGATCTAATTACTGCGCTCATGCAAAACTTAACTGGCTCTAGATTAAATTCGGCTAGCTGAATGGCTTCTGGGGTTAAAAATCTTCTTTGCCTGCCGTCGATTCTAAGTGATGTTGATTCGACAACAGTAATGTTTTTAAAAATTGGAAGTTCTTTAATGACTAAATCACTTAACTTGTATGACTTAATGATTCTTTTTATTATTAACTGTTTCATTATTTATCCTCATTTACTTAATTAAGAAACAGTATAGTAGTAAGTATAGACTACAGTGTCAACACTGATGTGTATTTTAATTTAGCCACAACTATAATTAATGGTGGAGTATGGAAAACAAGAAACTCACTCGCATAGAACTTGACCCAACTAAGCAGGCGGGAACAAGACGGCGAGCAATGGCAAACATCAGGCGCAAACTTAAAGGCGCTAAGCGTGAGGTTCAAGCACTGGTTAAAAGCCTCCCCTCAAAGCTAGTAGCCAACCGCACTACATACATATATGAGCTAGATGACTTACGTGTACAGACAGTTGATATTCGCATACGTGAAATAATCAACAAATGGTTTGAAACGCAATCAGACGGACGGCCAGCCAGGTTCTTCATGAACCCGTTTATGAGTGCAGCATATGGAATGGGTACAGAAGATTCAATCATAAGAACTGTAATGCTAGCGGGTCCGGCTGGATATTCTACTGCAGACATATCACAACTTGACGTTGAAAGAATATTTCAATCGGGCATCTATGAAAGGCGTGTTGCATTAGTTTTTGGGCGAACGTTTAACGAAATGAAAGGTTTCTCAGGTGATACAGCGACGGATTTAGCCCGGGCATTGTCTCAAGTCGTAACAGATGGCGATTCACCAAGAGTTGCACAGCGATTAATTGCCAAGCGTTTTGATGTTGCAGATAGCCGAGCGTCAAGGATTGCACGTACTGAGATAAATAGAGCCTATACTGTAGCTAGGGCAGAGCAAGCAGACGACACAAAGACTAGGCTAGGCATTGATGTACGTATGATACATAGGTCCAGCCTATTGCCTACAACTCGTGTTAAACATGCAGCAAGGCATGGAACAGTTCACACAATACAAGACCAAAACGATTGGTGGGCTGAAGGGTCAAACCGCATAAACTGTTATTGCTCAACAAGTGAGGTTGTGTACAGTAAAGACGGCAAGCCTTTTGACGGTGGTTCGATTGCTAAAATGTTAGAGCAGAAAAAAGGATGGGCACAGGTCTAGGTTTCTCCTTAACTTCGCCAGAATCAACAAAGAAATCGCCCATTACAACCATATCAATATGACGAACTACATGGCAAGACACATCATCACCATCACCATTATCAATACACGGCCATATCATTTCAAAAGATTGTATTGCATCACTAATAAAATCATAGTCATTAATAAAATCATTAACACCACCATTGGGATAATATCTGTAGGTAACAAATAATAAATAATTTTTCATTTCTTATCTCCATTAAGTTTGGGCGCAGGTTTAGTCTTCTTTACTAATACATATCATAAATATCTCATTCTTAAATTTAGCTATTTCACGCAACTTATATTCATCAGTAGAATACAAAGGTACGTCATAAGCCATTTTTAAAATAATAAGGCTGCCTTTGCTATTCTTTAGCAATTCGTAAAGCTCTGCCATATCCACACTTTGCTGTCTAAACTCCATTATTTGACCAGCAACTTTTGACATGCCCTTGCAATAACCGTTATCTTCGCTAGCTAATGAACCAAATGATAATAGGGCGGTTAGTGCTAAAAAGCTAAACTTATTCATTGATTTACACCCATTAAGAAAGGCATTGTTAATGGGGCCAATAAAAATAAAATCACTGACGCGACATGTCCACTGACTTTTTTCTTGCCGTTGTAGTAATCGAAAAGAAAGCCAAACATATAAATATAACTAAACCCAACGTATAACATAAATAAATCACTCATCACTTGCTCTCCAGCTCGTTAATAAAGTCCTGAATCATCTCTTTCTGCTTAGTGCCTTCTTGCTTGCAGTGTGTACGATACCAGCCTAGTGACCAGCCTATCTTTTTGCAGAACTCTTTGAGGTTATAGCCTTTGTCTATTATCTTGCGTGTTGTGGGGTACATTATTTGTTTTCCTTATTCTGTTTAATTTCGTAATCTCTAAGCGTTCCTAGAAACCAATAATTGTCAGGTCTTTTCGAACCTCTTGATCTTGGTGAAAATCTTAACGCTGGGCATGAGTCGTCACATTTTGGGAATTTATGCCTAGCAACTATTTTGCTTACATGAGCTGGTGATTTATATCCAAAAAACGTACTTATTTCTTTGGATGTAATTCTTGTTTTGTCTGGGAGGTTTTTAGTCCAATCAGGTAAAACTAACTTGTGCATTTCATTCATATTATTCCCCGTTACCTTTCGATTTATTTATCTCCATCAACCCATTGATTGCCCATTTAACCAAATCAATGCAGCCCATAATTAATATAGCAATGGCTATACCTTTGACATCATTAATTAAAAACCCAATTGCACATGCTAATAAGTAGTAAATCAAATCATTCTCCCATTTCTTTTAATATTTTTTGTATAAAATCTAAATTATTAAGCATTGTCTTGTTCCATTTTATCCCTTGGTGTCTGCCCACTTCAAGCAACCAGTCTGCACCAACATCAGGGTCAGAAAACTGAACTTTAAGTATTCTTTTTTTAAAATCACGTTCCTTATGTGGCTCAGAAAGTGCAATAGACCACCAACTTGCTTTCTTATACTTGCTAAATGACTTATTCATTTAATCTCCGCTTAATGTTAAGTAGCATTCTAAAAAGCTTGCGGAGGTAACTGTGCAGTCATATAAGCTCTTAAAGTCCCAGTTTATTTCAAATCCAAATGCAATAAATGTAAAAACACATTTAATAGCTGAGCTTATCATTATAATAATAATAATAAGGCCAATCATTTTGTCAACATCACCCATTATTTACTCCCCGTTTATTTGCATTGCTTTTAAGTTATCAAGAATTACATCACATATAGCAATAGCTTTACCTACTTTGTCAATTGACATGCACTCATTTATAGATCCAATTAAAGACATGCTTTGAGCGGTTGTAAATGTAGCCGACATTGCTCTAAGTGTAATGTCGGACCTATGCCGCTTTGAAAGTCTGATTTTAATCCACTTAGACTTTTTGTATTTATTGAGTGACTTATTCACTTACTCTCCGTTGTTTGTATCTTTTAGTTGTTTTAGCTGTTTTATGTCATCCTAGACCAGTATATTTACTATTGCAAGCCTTTGTTTGACTACTTAGGCCAATTAAAATATAATTAGCGCATATTTAAAATGTAAATGGTTTATACATGCCACAAGCTCATATTTCATTATTTGCAAACATATCAAAAACGCAGATAAAAGAGACTGACACCCACTTTAATATCGAAGGCGTCCCAGTCACTGTTGATGATGCTGTCATGAATGGCATACATTACAGTGCTGAAAATAATAAACTCGGTATGCCTTCTATACGTGACCGTGTTGTAACCTTATCTCATCCAACCACATTAAACGGGTCAGGCGCTGATGCCTATGCCGGTGAATCATTGCAGAAATTTTACAGCGGTGGTCATATTGAAACTGTATACGCTGATAGTGGCACATGGAAAGTTAATATTTCTATTGACAAAGACATACTTCGAGCGCAAGACAAAAAGCAAGACTCAAACTTTTACGATAGTTTAGCTAATCAGCAAGACATCGGTGTAAGCACTGGCTTATATGCAGAGATTGAGCCGACTGTAGGCAAGAATGCTAAAGGTGTTGACTATGAAGGGTCTGCAACTAAGCAAGTGTATAACCACTTGGCTATGCTCGACTCAAGCGAGCCACCTGCTGGTGGGCAGTCAACATTCATGCGATTTAATAAAGAGTCAAACGATAACGTAATAGTTAACCTTGCTGATTACATGCCCGATTCAATCCCAGACACAATTTACAAAGTCGAAGATGTAGGCGCAGACGATAAGACCGAAACCCCAGACGAATTTAACAGCCTTTTGGCCAAACTACTTGCGCTATTAGGCATGAGTAAGTTAGCCGGAAACACAGAAAACAAACCCCAACAAAACGAGGAAAACGCGATGCCTGACGACATCAAGAAAAAGATGCAAGCGCTTAAAGATAATGGCTCATACAAAGATGGTATGAGCGATGATGATATAAGCAATGCATTTGAAAAGATGGGTAAGAAGGATGACGCGCCGAAGTCGAAGGACGTCGCGCAGAACTCTGAAATACTTAACGCTATTCAAGCACTGACTGAAAAGTTCACTGACCTTGAAACTAAATTTAACGCAAAAGACGAATCTGTTAAAACTACACTAGTTGACGAATTGAAAGATTTAGATACTGGTTTAAGTGTTAACGCGCTTAAAGGCTTAGAAGTTGAAGAGCTTCAAACTTTACACAATAAAGTTACCGGTCAAACTTTTGCATTGAACGGCGCATTCCGCCAATCACAAGAGCCAACTGATGATTATTCAGATAGCTTTCAAAATACGGGAGCTAAATAATGGCTAAACGTAAGATCTATTTAGGTCCAATTAATAGCGGTCTTAACGGCCCGTTAATCGTGGAAGGCTTGGCAGTAGATGCCTTTACACCTGGTGAATTGTTAGTTCAGTCTGCATCAGGATTGGCTACTTCTGCTCTTGCTGCAACTGTGTTCAATAGTGAATGTTTAATTGCTAAAGAAATTCCCGAATCTGAAGGCGGCATTATTACTACTGCTTATACCATCGGTGATACTGCAGAAGCAATTGCTGTGCGATCTGGTGAGTTTGTCAATGCAGTTGTTGCAATCACTCAGAACATCACGAGCAAAGGCGTAGGATTAGCGTCAAACGGCTCTGGTCAGCTTGCAATTGCCGCGACTGATGGAACAGAACAAATCCTTTTTTATTCAGATGAAATTGTTAACACGTCCGGCGGTGCCGCTCTTGTTACAGTTCGCAAAGCGTAAGGAGCTAATTTATGTCAATTATTTTTAATGACGCGCTTTATAACAACGACTCAAGCGCGGGTCGTATCATGACGCAGCAAAAACAAACAGTTATTGCAATGCGTAACTCAGGTCATCAAGCTCATAAGGACATGCTATCAACTACTAACGTAGCGCGTACTCCGGCTGAAGCTTATCGTGAGATGGATTCAACCACTAAAATTGAGCAAGTGCCTGCTGGCGAATTTGCTTTGCTAACCCGTGTTTTGGGTAAAGTTAAACCGATTAATTTGGGTCGTAAACTTTATGAATACCGTAAAGCAAGTGACATGGCAAAAGGTCAAAGTTCATTAAGTGGCAATATTGGTGTGAAAGGCGATAAAGTCGATTACAGCTATGCCGGTACTGTTGTTCCAATTCATGACAAAGGTTTTGAGATTGATTGGCGCGATCACACTGCTATGCAAGCAGAGGGTTTTGATGAACTTATTGATTATGCTCGTGAAGCTGAGCGTGGATTGATGCAGACCAAAAATGATTATCTTTGGACTGGTAATGCAAACATAGTGTTTAAAGGCGCTAGCTGGTTAGGCATTAAAGCTGATCCAACTGTTGCGACTGCTACAATTGGTGTTTTACTTGCCGCTACAGCAACCCCAGCAGATAACATTCGTGCAGAGGTTGCCCGCATACGTGATATTTTATATATCACTAATAACAGTACTAACCCGCTAGACCTAGTTATATCGCGTGAAATTGCATCTAACTGGGAGCGTCCATTTACTACTGCAGATGGTAGCTTTGGTACAATCGGCGATTACATCATGAAGTTGCGCGGCATCAAAGAGATTTACGAAGATTCAAATCTTGTTGGTGAGGAAATTAGCTTCTTATATAACGATCAAGCTGGCTTCCACGGTGTATCAGGTATGGCAATTAATACATATGCAATGCCTCGTCTTTATCACAACAGCCCTTTCGCATATACCA